AGCACTTTTAGAAGTTCTATAGTATTGCCTACATCTTTATGAAGTATGCCGATACCGCCAGCAGCATTAAAATCATCAATAACATCTGGTGTGTCATCAATCAAAATAATACCTTTGCCAGCATACTTACTTTTCTCTCTACGACCAGGCACGATGTTTGGCTTATATGCAATGTGATGCATCTTCAACCATGTTTCTTTCTGCCTAGTCACTTCATCATGGTGTTTCGGGCCACCGGATGAAGAGAGCATTTCTACATCAATTGCTGGATGTTGCTTACGCAGGAACAACAGCAATTGTTCACCGCCAGGGTACCAATCCAGTTTTTCGAAGTTACGACCCATAATAAAATCATGCCAGTTACCTGACCACATCTTGTTGTCACGCGATGCCTGGTCTGGCATTACTGAATAGAGTTCTTTGTACCTCTTATTGAAATCACAGAGAACGCCATCCATATCCAAGTAAATCTTCATTGTTCAATCACCTTTTTCAACATCAGACTGTATTTTACACTATCAAACGGTACAAATGCGGCATACTTGAGCATCTTCATTCGGTAATCTGGCCATCGAATGGTATCGGCAACATTCTTAGACCATGCCGGGAAGAAGTTAAGTAAAGCATTTAATATGACAAGTGTTTCAGGTTGAATTTCTTTTCTAAGTGCCATCAATAACAGAACAGGGTATTCGCCATCTTCTACTCTTAGCACCTCATTCGGATCATCTAGCTCTTCGAACACCAAGTTACAGTCATTCTCAAAACTGTATGTCATAGACTGCATATACTTCATTCGCCTAAGATAATGAACCTCAGCTTCAGACTTCAACAAATCTCCTGCCCAAGTTTTTTCATTCACGATAAAATTGGCAACAAGAAAATTGATGTATTCATCTTCTTTATACTTGCGTGATAGTTTGTAGAAGTGATATTTGTCTTTACGATTTTCAAAACTGTCTACAGATATTCTAGACTTACCGTTATACTTAAAGTAGTCATAAGACTGTTGTGAAAAATGTAACTTCAACGCATTGTATATTGAGAAGGCTTCATATCCGGTCATATAGGCAAACGAGAACTTTTCTCTTTCAACATATTGTTATCCATTGCATCATTCTGAATTTTTGATTTCAGGTTTGAGTTAACTAGTGATGCAGCAACCTCAATCTCTAGTCCAGTCTTTCTGCAATACTCTGTAACTGCTTCGATGTAATTGTAATCTGTTTCAGAAACTAACTTATCAATCTCCTTAGCAAATTTAGACATTTCTTCTTTCGTTGGCATATTATTTCTTTGCTTGTGATGCTACATTGTGTGATTGAGCCGAAGCGGCAAAAGCCACACAGATTACATCACGTTCACTTGCATAAGAACAACGAACAGATAGTGGGTCGATACCCTTTGCGATAGCACTATCAATGTTTTGCGACATTAGTTTCCTGTCGCTGATATGATAGTAACTTACAGAAGTAATCAAAGCAAGTACCATCAGGGTAATGCAAATTGGAAAAGTCAAGTCTTCTTTCATACTAATTCTCCTTTGTTGTATGATTTGCGGTTATAAAAGATATGTCTACCGATAACATTTGTTCTAATCATGTTCGGCCACTTTGGATTAACATAGTCGGCATGATAGAACATAGCACCGTTGGATGGGTCTGTTACTCTTTCATAGTTGATGTAGACAAACATTGCTATTTCACGGACACCATTATACAACTTATTGTCACCATTTGTCAAGGCCTTGCTTGTCGCTATTGCCTTAGGTTTGTCTTCGCACCACCATGAAAACTGGCATACATTCTGTATCTTCTGTTTTACTACACCGCAAATACTATCGGCAAATTTACCACTCTTCAAACGATTCATGGTAACAAATGCGACAGCAAGTTTACCTTCAGTTGGTTCCATTGCGGACTCAAAGTATATATTTTCAGCTAGGCATTCTACTTCTTCACGAGCATCAGGCGTTAGACTACTATAGTATGTCTTAAATGGAAGTGAATATTTTGTTGATTCCACCATGTATACTGTAGTTATCATCAATGTAACTGCGATAGCCATAGTAAGTGTTATGCTTCTAAGCATTATTTCTCCTTGTGTGTAGACGGAGGCATGGAGAGATGCCATACCTCCTTCTTGTTACGCAGACTTCTTACTTGCCTTTGTTTCTACAGTAATATTCGAAACGAAACCATTAAGGGTTTGAGCCTTAGTAATGATATCAACTTCTGAAGGATACTGTGGGAAGCCTGGGTGCGCTGGCGGGGTTTCGCCTTTGATTTTTGCGGTCTCACATTGCATGGACCAATCGTTACTGATTTGCTCTCGCTTACCGTAGTAGTCATCGGAGAGCATTTCTTTCGCCATTTTTAGTAGTTCAAGGCGAATCTCGAACGGTGTCATATTAGACATAGTGTTACTCCTGTGTGTGTTACCAGCTGTGTGTGATGCTGGTAGTTTATTTAGTAGGCCCAGGATACGAAAGAGTATCTGGTACCACTTTTTACTGCATCAACCCTATGTGGGAATAAAAAAACTGATGGAAATACGATTATTGTGCCTTTATGCATCTCAATAACTTGGTCTTTCCACATGACAAACTCACCGCCAACAAAATCATCATTTAATTGGCCAACAAAACTAAACATCGGGATGCCTTTCATTTCACCATCAAACATTGAATGAATGTGGTCACAATGTTCAGCCATTAACCTATCTTCAGAATACTTATTGAATCTTATGCCAGAATATCCTGCCCAACTAGTGATCCAAGGAAAATTTAAATCAGTCAAGTACCTACTAAGACCATCCCAAACTTTTTTCATCAATACTTCTCTTGTCGATACTTTATCGTATGAAATGTCTAGTTCGCGGTTACCACTTCTATTACTATATGTACCATTCATATTATTATAGAATTGGTGTTGGTGCCATCCTAACTGTTCCATTTCTGCAACGGTCTTATCACAGGTTTCATCATCAATAAAATTGTGATACACCTTCAAGTATGATTCAAGGTTTCTATCCATGATTAGTCCCAAAGTCCTTCATAGTATTTACCAAACAGACGGAACCCATTAGTCATACGTTTCTGGTGTTTTGTAAGACCATCTTTGTCAATCTTGAAAGTATCTTTAGGACCTTTCTTCATTTCCTTGAAAGAGGCTTTTCCATTCTTGTCTAATGTATCAGAAGGCACCCATAGAATATCATGCTCGCCAGAATAGTATTGCTGTTCCCAATCAATAGTCTTCTGTTCAAATGCCCAAATCATTTCATCCAAAACATAATCCCAACGGGCAAAATGATTGTCATCTGTGTCGTATTCTTCTTTCTTTGGGGGTGCAGAAGTGCTACGCAACTCAACAGGAACATCTTTGTCATCAACGAAAGGTGCACCGTGCTTTTTTTCTTTCAATTGCTTGAGCATTGGAAGAACAATCAACGCAAGAGTAGATTCCATATTCCAGGTATCATACTTGTCAATACGAATCTTGATCGTGCGCTCACGCTTTGATTCAATCCATTGACAAAGTTCAGACAACCAAGAATCACTACCATCCTTGTTTTCTCCAAGCCATTGACCAAAATTGTGAACCCAATCGGGTTTACTTTTGAAGCCATGCTCATCAGTAACTTTAGGTGCCCAAAAACAAAGCGCTTCAGCGATCTGATAAGGACCAATCCAATGTTTGTAAGGACCAATATAAACTTTCATCACACTCTCCAATTAGTGCCAGCTGATTCGGTGATAAGGACAGCTGGCGAAACCTCATCTAGTGCATTAAGCAGCTAGAGCGTATAACTCATCGTTTGCAGTTATAAAGTTTGCTTGATTAACGATCATCGCCTATCGTGTTGCCGTCTCCACTATCTACCCCTGTCGAAACCATGACTGGCCCTTCATAAAGAAATTAAAACATTCCGCTTTGCTTACGTTGTTTCCTACACCATGATTCATAAGAAAGAATTTTACTTTTATTCTTCTTGTTATCACAGTATTTTAAATAGTCTGTGTCAGTAGTTGAACTAGGCAATTTTTTTGGTTTGCCTTTGTAAAATTGTCTACTACCATTCCACGGATTTGCATAACTATTCATTAATTCCTTTATGGTGGACCAGGCGGGAGTCGAACCCGCGTCCAGAAGTCCTTCGCTTTGAAGGGATTACAACAATCTTTTACTTAAAAATTCTGATTAAAGCCACTACTGTCAATGCAGCAAATACTATTAATACTGTCATGATTTATACTCCAAATCTTTCCAATAATTTTCAATATAACGATTCAACTCACCAACATATTTAGACTTCTCGCGGATGAAGATTTGTGGTGTACCTTCTTCATTCGCAATCGCAACTACTATCTGTTCAATCGGTAATTCAGTTCTATCTTCAAACATTTCAGCATACGCTGTGCATTGAATGAAGTAATTTTGAATCCAATCTTCTCTCTTTTCTTTAATAGAATTCTTGTAGTCAACGATAGATAACTTACCATCCCATTCAGCAATACAGTCTGTTCTACCAGCCATTCTCAATCTATCACTATACAGAGCCTGTTCAAGCCCATATACATTACCAACATTCTTGTCAATATGCGGTCTTAACTGTAGAAAGAAGTCTTTGATATCTGGCATCATCATACGAATCTTCATATCATTCAATTCGTTGAGCAGATATTTTTCACAAACACTATGCAACTTCGTTCCACGACCAGAAGACTTTTTTACAATCTTGTTGGCTTCTTCTTCACCAACTCTTTTACGCCATTTAATAAGAAATGATTTATCTGTTGAATGAGACAATATCGTAGTGACTGAAGGATAAACTTTGCCTTCGGGTGTTGTATACTTTCTACTACCGTCTTCGGTGACAGAACCTAAATCAAAATCTAACTCAGGTAACTTTACAAAATTAAAACTCATCTATTGTTCATTCGTTTAACCACACGGTCTACATGCTTCTTAACAACTTGTTCCGACCTTACTGATTTGATTGATTTATTTCCATACTCCTGACCTACTTTACTGCTCGGGTGTGCTGAACCAACTTTCGACAATACTTCTTTAAAGCCTGATGGCATTTTGTCACGGATAGAAACACCACCGACAATCATAGGTGCAGCCATCACAACTTGAATGTTTGGATTCTCTTTGAGAAATTGTTCACGCTCAGAGTATTTCATTAACAGGTCAAATTCATCACCCGTTTCATTATCAACGAAGCTATAGGTTGGCATAAAAATCCGGTACCTTTCTGTTTTTCCAATTCGCAAGATGCGCCTTATTCTTTATATAGTAATTGCGATATGATGCGATGGAATCACCAGGTACTTTAACATCATCAGGCATTGCGGGTGTTGGTTCAGACCAACCTTTGCTTTCAATATTCTCAGGAATATTTTTCAGTAGAACATAACAGAGACCATCACGTTCTACTTTATGAACCTTACCATAACGATAGGTATATTCTTCACACAAGGCAAGCAACATATTGGCTAACCAAATATAATTCTCCGAAGACTGTCTGACCCAGGCAGCGCTAGGATGATGAACATGAGTAGCGGAATAGAGTATACCATCAAGCATAGTATTAGACAAAGTATATGTCGTTTTCTTTCGTCCAGATGGAGAAAGACCAGTGCCAATAGTACCATCAATAACGCGATGAGCAGTAGATAATAGTTGAGCATATTCAAGGATCATCTTTACGCAATGTTTATCATTGTGCATTTCGGCACAAATCTTTACATCTTTATGTAGGTAGAAAATATTCATTTCATTTCGCGCATGACTTGGTCAAGCATCAAACTCTGTGGTTGAATGTAGTCATTAGTTTTTAAAGTGCTGATGGTATTCTGTTCTGGTTCAATTTCTTTAAATGCTTCCCACAACTCATCAAATTTTTCTCTAAGGCATTTATGCATATCTTCCATTGATCCTTCAATGTAATACAACGAATTTCGTAGGTCTTCGGCACTACTTGTTTCCATTCCATTAGTCATCAATGTAAACAGAGAACGCATAGTATCGAAACGGATAATTTGCTCTTCAATTCCAACCAACTCTTTATAGAAAACCATAATTATCTCCAATTACCGATTGTCAGCAACGGGTTCGTCACTAACTGCTGCATCACTACCACCGATTCGTTCACGGATGGTTACAGGACGCGGTTGAACAACAGCTACTGGTGCAACCGCAACAGGCACAGGAGTATTCACTCGACTAACCTGGTCTTCCAATTCACGAAAGGCCTTCGATGCAGATACTTTGTGATTCAACTGACGATTCTTTTTGATTTCATTCATAAGAATCTTGTTCGACTCATCGGTACTGTAACGCACAGCAACGAATGCACGATAACCAGATTTCTCATGTCGAATTTCAAGATTGGTTCGCTTAACACCGATCAGGTTCACTTGTGCAACAATCAACTTGGTAGTGCGGTCAATCTCGCGCACAACATCTGCATTCAGAGTACCAACTTCAGCAGAATAATCTTTCATCATTGAAGAAATGTGTGACGAGTAATTTGATGCCAACTCACGCTTCGCAGACAGCATAGCTTTGTCTACTGCAAACTGCATATCAGTAGAAAACTCAGACGCAGCAGAGGTCAATGCATCTTCGTCATTTGTGGTTGCAGTATACCAAGCAGGAAGATTCACTACATCACCAGCCTTAGGTGCGGTTGCTAGAACACTTCGATTTTCAACTTCAAAATTACTAGCCATCTTCATACTGCCGCAACCGGTCAGAGCAACAACAACAGGCAAAAGAACAAACATTTTATTCATAATTATCTCACAATATTAACATAACGATTGACGACCTTACGGTCAGTCGGTGGTATACTCGCAATTACATTTTTCATTTCAGCTGACGAGTAATCATTTTTAAACTCAACATCACCTTCGGTAAAAATAAAGGTTAACAACTCTTTCGACTCATTCTTACCAAATGGCAACCTTGCTACAATCTTCTTACTATTGTCATATGGTAACACAACTTGCCTATTTTTTGCGGCAATAGTGACTTCTTGGATTTTGTAGTATTTGTTTCCGTTGTAATTGAAGACTGCTACTTTTCCAAGTTTGTTAGATACTACGGTAAATTTCATTTCATCTTCATGGCGAACTTCTGAATTAACATGAGCTTCGAATCGAATCGTATTGTTCAACTTTGAAACATCAGCATCAACTGTAACGACACAAACAGAGTAACCATCAGATACTTTTTTACTAACTTTTTTGTTTTTGATACTCTTAATGTATCCGTTAAATTCTGAATATGTATCACGCTGAAAAACACATTCATCACGCCTGCAAGATTCTTTTATTTGTGCTTCGACCAACTGACCAACATACTGCACAATGGCATCACTCTTAGCCCGTTCTTCGGCCATTTCACAAGCAAAATTCTCGGTTGTGTCTGGTCCATAACGATACTCACCAACACCAGATACTGCAAATGCATTGGTACTAATGAGAGAAGCTAAGAGTAATTTTTTCATCGCGCTATCGGTCGACATACTGCTCGAATGCGTGATTCAACGGATTTTAATGCTTTAGTCATTGTTGCTTGGCTCTCTTTACAATCTTCAACGGATGCAAACCTATCATGGATTGTATAGTTACTGAAAGAATTTAGCCACAAAACAAGTGCCCAACTCATTATACTTCCTCTTTAAAAATTGTTGACCAAATTTTGAGACGGTCGAGCTTATTTTTTGCACAAGCTTCAATTCTCTTTTCGTCAACTAGTCCTTCTTGTATCATTAACTGAATCAAGCAAGCAACATCACCGATTTCTTCTTCTAGCCTGGCACGATTTGTTTCATCTTCATATCGCTCATCCATACCAAATCGGAACACCTTGCTAATTGCTTGAATCACTTCTGCACATTCTTCCTGTGCAATCAAAAGTATTTCGTTTTCTTTTCTTTTTAACATCAATAAACTTTTCAAAAATTAAGAGGGGCATCGGCCCCTCTTTTAGATTTACTCAGCGTCCTGCACTTCAACTTCGGTAACTTCAATAACAGGCGCAGGTTTAGCCTTTGCTTTAGTCTTCTTCGCAACAGGAGCAACTTCAACAACTGGTGCGACCTCTTGCGTCTTGATTTCATCAAGCGACTTCACAGGAGTATTTGCAACGACTGCATTGGTGATACCAACGCGGCTCATATACTTCTTAACTTCTTCAACATTACACAACTGATAAGCAGTCACTTTGCGGCCGTCTTTAATTGCTTTAACGACACCGCCTGCAAAGGTTTTGACATGCCAAATGTAAGTGCTCAAACGGTACATGTAGATTTCGTTACCTAGTAGGGTTTCGATTTCTACTTTAGTGGTGGGTTTACCACTAATCATAACGGTCAGCAATTTCTCAAACGGCTTCAGACGGATTTGCTTCACTTTTTTTGCTTTGCTCATAATAAAACTCCTAGTCAATTAAAATTTACTACTCTCACAGTATAACACACTAGTGCCTGTTTGGCAAGCACTATATTTGGCAACCATGCCAAATCACGACACTTTAGATAATTTGTCACGAATCGTATCGCAAAATACTTCCTCCTCTTCACCCGTATCTTGATAATCGCCAAGAGCATCATAAATTGTATTAATCTCCTCTTCGGTCAATTCAACAATCCTGTTATTTTTGGTATTAGTCAATTTATACATTTTATGCAGCCTTCATCATAATGGTGGGATACTTAACAAAGCCAGAGGTGTCTTTCTTAGCTTTGCCTTTTGCATACAGACCAACGATAACGCCTTTCGGATCAAGGAATCGAAGGTCTGATTCGTCACCGTTGAACACCGGGCGACCGTTGTAGGTCTCTGGCATCGGCAGGGTTTTCTTAATACCGAAAACAGTAGCAACATTCATACCTTCAGCCAATGCACGATATACATCCAAATCGTTACCGTCAGCGGCAGAGAAGGTCAAGTGGTAGTTAGCGATACCCTTAACTTTACGACCAAGAATTTTCGTATAGTCATAAAATTGGATATTAGGGAAGCATTCGAATACATTCAAGCCGGGAAGCATATCGTATTTTTCCCATGCAATGTCCGAAGTACCGTTAAGACGGAAAACAGGAATCATACCTTTCTTTTCGGCTTGTTTGATTCCTAGCTTGATATCGTTATACAGAGCCAACATAAAGTCCATGCGATTCTCGAAAAACATTTTTGTTTTGCGCTTACGGGCTTCTTGGATTACATTGGTCGATTCACCTTTTTTGAACATACCGCCACGACCAGCGGTATTGAGGCAAGCAGATTTGCAACCTTCGGTTGCTTTCGGGCAGGTATTGTAACCTGATACGGACGCCGGTGCGAGGTGCAGGATGTTAGTAAGATAACCAACAGGTTGACCCTTGAGGGTTTTGGGGTTGCCTACGGATAACAGTTTCATTTATTTGCGTCCTTCATCAGTTTCGATACAGTCATTATACCATACTTGGGCACAAAAGGCAAGCGTTTTTTTCATGGAAAAAGCCCTTAAGAATCAAGAGCTTACCGGCGCATGGTGGCCTGGTCCCTGGCTTCTTCTTCGGAAAAGATAGGAACCGCGTTGGATTTGTGCAAAGTGCCGATTCCGAGCATTTTCGTACCAGTGTAGACCTTGCCCTGGACGGGTTTCATGCAATTATATGCGTCCGTCTGTAGTGACGGATGGTGAGGAGTCTCACGACCTGGCGGAACCTGCAAAGTAGGAAAATTAGATTTTTTCACCGAAGTCTTGCCAGAACCAAAATTAGGAGAAAGTTTATCTAGGCTGGCCAGCCATTGATTGTATTCTCCCTGCTTGCGTGCCTGACGGCGTTTCTTTTGGTTTTTGATTTTCTTAGGCGACCGAGTATTTGCATATATTAGCATAATTTAGCTTTCACCGCATCAGAATGTTTACACTTTCCACGATAACCAAATCCTACACAATTACAGGATAATTTGTTACCAGAAAAAACCTGAACAAGGTATTCTTTGTCATCAGATTTTACTTTGAAAGCGCGAACACTTTTTGGTTTTTTGAATTCTTCCTTATTGGGTGCAGGAAGAGATTTTGCAATTTTCTCAAGGCCAATATGTTTGACCTTAACGAATTTGCGATATCGTTTGTTGAGCTTGATAGATTGTGATTTAGATAAAATGATATCGCCGCCAGTTTCTGGCAAATAAGCAATAATGTTACCTTTGCCGTCAAGCAAATAAGTATGATTTGGCACCCGATAGTCGGACTGCCACTCTGTAACTTCTTTTAGGATTTCATTCATAGTGCATAGTATATCACTATACCTGCACAATGTCAAGCGCTATCCTTGCGCTGTTGTTTTTATGCAACTAACCTTTAAGCAATTGCTGATTTGATTCTTCTCTCATATCTTCTTCAAATTCGGCAAGTTTTAATTTATCCAGTTGTTTTTGTAACTGGGAAACATCACCTTGATTCATTCGAATTCTATCATTCAGTTCATTGATCTGTTTCTGAAGTATCTTGATATAGGTCATCTTCGTCCTCTTTCTGCAATCGCTTTAGAGATTTATCGTAAGAGCGTTTGGCATTGCTTCTGAATTCTTTGAAGTCTTCCCGCTCTTCGTTCTTCTTGAATTTTTTACTACGAATTTTTTCGAATTTATTTCCGACAAACATTTTTAGATAACACCATCCGCTGCGTTAAGTTGAACAAGTTCTTCTGCCGTCAAGTAAACATCACTTGGCGGCAAAAGTTTTTTCTTTACTTCATTAGGCGTTAACCCTGTAGCCTCAACCAAGACATTTAGCATCCTATCGTTACAGTTTTCTGTCTCTTTAAGTTGCGCTTTTATGTCGTGGTATTTACTATCTAGGTTATCCGAGAATTGATGGCACATGATACTTGCATTCTTAGCAATAAAACGGCCACCTAATGCTCCTGATGCAAAAATCAGGAATGCTGCGCTCATTACATTACCAAAACCGTAGGTGTGAACATCATGTTTTGATAGTCTCATCATATCAATCAACGCCAACGCATCAGGCAATGAACCTCCGCGTGAGTTGATATACAAACTCAAAGTTTTTTCAGTATCATCTAAATTTTCATAGAGAATCCATCGCATAGCCTCTTCAATTGAATTTTCTGTAATTTCACCTACAAGAAAATGAATATGGTTTGTAAGTAACGCACTATCAATCCTTTCAGCAACAGGCAATTGTTCAGAGGTAGGTATCGCAAGAGTTTTATTTTCCATGTTTTTTCTTGTGCCATTCATAAGCTGTGGTTAGTATGTCTATTATATCATACTCGCAACGGAAATTCAATACATTTTCGGCAAGAGTTACATCAGCTACCAGGGAAGCCGGATCACCTACCCGACGAGGTTCTATAACATACTGAAGTTCTAAATTCAGGTACTTACGAATCAATTCTAAAATTTCAAAGATTGAATGCCCTTCACCTGTACCGAGGTTGATTATTTGGGATAAGTTACCTTCGTTAAGGTGTTCACTTGCAAGGACATGCGCTCTTGCAACATCCGATACATGCACATAATCTCGCACACAGGTGCCGTCATGCGTATCATAATCATTTCCAAAAACTTTGAAGTTGGTTGGATTACGCAATATCAGAGGAATCAGGTGAGTCTCTGGTTCATGGTTTTCTCCCATTTCACATTCAGGATCAGCACCTGCAAGGTTGAAGTAACGGAAGATAATGTAGTCCATACCAGAATCTTCGATAGCGTGTTCGGCGGCTAGTTTCGTATTGCCGTATACACTATTATTGGTTGTGCATTCTTCTTCGGTTATAGGGATCCATCCGTCAATATACACACCAGCTGTTGAAGAGTAAATGATTTTTTTAACATTATTTCTCTTCATAGCATTCAGAAGATTTACAGTACCACCAACATTTACATCCCAAAACTCGGTCGGTTCTTTTGATGATAGACCAACTTCGATGCGGCCTGCAAGGTGAAAAACGGTGTCGATTTCATAAAACTCAAATGTTCTTGACAGAGTAACAGAATCACGAATATCACCAACGATAATAGCATCAACATATGATGTATGTTCTGGTGTTAGCAAATCATATACAATAGTTTTCCATCCGGATTTCTTCAAAGCCTTACAGAGGTGACTGCCAAGATATCCGGCACCACCTGTTATCAATGCTGTTTTCATGTCTACTCTACGATTGAAATGCCAGGACCAATGGTGATAAGTCTTTTACCTGATTTCCAAGGAAAGTTACCACCATACTTCTTTTCGTTTGCTGCATTACCTTCATCGAAAAATTCTCTGTTTACTGAATTTTCATTACCATCCAGTCTGTAACAACAGGTATATTGATTCGTGGATTCATACTGCGGAAAGTTTTTCTTTAGTGAATTAAAAAATTGACGGTCGGCACCCCATTGTCCGTACCAAGCGTGCCCAATCCTAACAGCAACATCTCGCCGAATAGCAAAGCTACTAGTATCAATGTGAAATAAATCATTGCGAAAGTATACTGGCCACTTACCAAGCGATTCGCAATTATCTTCGCATAAGAAATTACTGTCTTTATCATAAATTTTTCTGAGTGAATAAACCCATTGATTACCTTCTTCTAATTTTTGAACCATCTTTTCAACATGGCATGGATCGAACCAATTGTCTTCATCAAGGTAACAGATAACATCAGCATTCACAAGGAACGAACATGCCGCATACACGCGATGTCCGTACCATCCTTTACCAACATTTTCTTCTAATGAGGTAGTTTTAATTGTTCGCTTACCAGATTTTTCTAAAAGTATTGGTTGAATTTTATCAAAACAATCTTCACCATCGAGGTAAAGATAATGAGTCAAATTTTCGTATGTCTGGTTCTGAACACTTTGGATGCATTGTGCTAAATGTTCAGAACCAATGGTGGGGGTTACAACGGCTACTTTCATACAGGAATACTCAAGTCAGGAAATGCATCATTAATAATTGTCGCTGTAAGGTAACGAACACCTAAATCTTTTTTGAACAACTTGACCAACAATTCAGCCTCATCTTTATGTAGAGACTCAAGGGTAACAACAAGTAATTGCCTCTGTTTATCAGCAGACAATCCTGGACTTTTTTCTGGATGATTGGTGATGAACCGGTAAATCTTACGCATTTCAATACGCAGGTATGCGTAGTTCAATCCGGCTGGTTCTGTTGATGGTCGATAATCCGGTGCTTCAATGTCAAACTTAATGTTTGGATGAAAAGCAATAAACAAAAATTGTTTGAATGCTTCATCACCGTTTTTCTTCAGAACTTCAAGTTTTTGTTTTCGCGTTTCTGCCTTACTGAATAACTCCAATATTTCAGAAAATAATAAATCATTCATAACATTCTCTCTAAAATTCGTCAATCACTTCAAGTAAGTTTTTAAGACGATTTGTAATCATATAATTCATAAACTCTTGTCGAGTATGGCCTTTCGTGCCTTCATATGTATCTATAATACTTTGTTTGAGAGACTCAGGTATTCTTGTTAGGTCAATCAACATCTCATTGCGCTTGAAGTTACGAAGCATGTCATCGGTACAGAACTCTTCTGGCTTCTGATTCATCCAATTGATAATCTTTGCTTCCGTTATTGGCTTTTGTCTAGAACCAACCACAAAGCAATCATCAGCACTAAGAATATTAGGTATGCCATCACTCTTATCTCCACGAATAATCAATTGCTTCAACTGCATTGCAGGTAAAGGTTCTTTGATAAACTTTTTCAGAATCGGTGAATACTGTTCAACATTAGGAAACTTCTGCAACTGTGCAAAGTCTTTATCAGAGGACAGAATCATAACCTTTTCGTTACAACGCATAGCAAGAACGGCAATGATATCGTCAGCTTCTGCTGTATCAACTTCAACAACTTTATAGGGCGAATACTGACGCAACTCATCACGAATTTTATTGAGGCATTCAAAGATAGAATTCCAATCGTGACCAGAAGAATCTCTGGCTTTCTTACGATTGGATTTATAGTGTGCGTAGATATCGCGGCGCCAATAGTGTTTGTTGTCGCAAGCAATAACAACTTCTGGACCATGCGAAGATTTGAATTTCTTCACATAAGTCCGAAGCGTGTTGAGAATCATATGACGAACAAGACTCTCATCAACGGCAGTTTTAGAGGAACCAATTTGTTCCATCAGGTTTGAAATAGCTACCTGATTAAAGTCAAAAATTATCATATATCACTTTCGTTTATTTCACCATTCTTAACAGTATTGTATCATCATTTATTCGACCGGTGAGGCAAGATTCTTTTGCACGAATATCGGCAATAACATTACGCAATAATACTTTGCCGCCTTTGAGAACTTCAGGCAATGTAACGTCAGGTTTTCGTAGTGTCTTCTGGATTGATTTAGTCTCTGAAAATTCTGTGATGCTTGAACCTTTAACCGACAATCCAGATACATCATTCGCAATGTAACAACCAAGTTTTCGTGTTTTGGTGTTATAGACAAACAACTGCGAGCAACCAATGATATCTTTTGGCTTGACAGACTCAAGTTTCAATTCATCAAACTTAAGGCAATATTTCAGTTTCTTAACCAATTCATCAGGAGATTTCACTTTGCGTTTTCGTGGTTTCCGTGACTGCACAGATTCACCAGTAATACGCATAGCATCAGAGATAATCAAATCGCCAAATGCAATCATCTTCTTCAAATCGGGTTTGGTAAAGTTAGAGTAACCTTCACGCAGCTGTTCATCTTTTGTATGAAGTGCTTCATCATACTCAGCGCGAACCTTCTTAGCCCATTCAATGATATGCGTGACATGCATGGCTTTCATAGCGCGGGTGTGCATGATGCCATAAGGTGAAATGTTTTCTTTAAAGTCAGAAAGCATATAATCATCGAATGCACCTTCTAACTCACCAATGCAATCGGATGCTTTCTCACGGACTCGGTCTTGAATGCTGATTACATTTTTCGGTTTCTCTGCATCAATCTTCACTTCAACATCTTTAATTTCGAGCAGACGCTTGACATGATTATCAAACCAAATAATGTCTTTATCTTGCAGAATAGTGCCGTTAGTTACAATACGGCATATGAAACCAAAAGTTGATTGGCAAGTCTTGAGAGCTGCAGTAGATATGGGTTGTTTCAGTTTCTTTTTAAAGAAGTCTGTAACCCATTTTTGAGAATCTTTATAGTCACGATTCTGTGCATACCAATTCAACATCTTCATAAAATCAAGTTTGCTGACTGGACCATCAAATTTTGGTTCAGCGCCAGCAAAAATATCATTCGCATCAAGTGAGCGAGCCATTATCTACCTTTCAAGTGTAACGTATTCGCCAAAATATTTGTCGAATGTCATAACCAAATTTTCATAGTCACCAGCTTGCATTTCTTCGGTAATTACTTCACCGTCCAAATTGAGGGCTCGAGCATATCTGTTAGCATATGCCAACAGGGAAAACGCATTGCCTTCCGGGCCGGTCAAATCAATAATGATCCGCCGACCAATTTTCTTTTTTCGAATCGTCATAATTATATCATCTTCATTGTTCAAAACTTTCATTACAGGCTCTTCAGCGGCATAAACAGAATCAGCTATTTGCCGTTTACGCCATCCACTCATTGTAACACCTCAAAGGTTTCATAGGGGGTATTTTTTGCAGCAACTATTTCGAACAATAACTCTTCGACCTCTTGCAATTCTTCAAGGGTAACATATTCAACCGGCAACTCGCCTTTGAGAACCAATTCCATAACCATTACGCGGGTATCATTCATGCTGCAATACTTTCTTTCATATCTTGCTCACGCACGGCAACGCCGATGGCAAATTCTAATTGGTCAGCAACCGCAGAATCCATTTCAACCAATCGTTCAGCTAGAAAATTCAATTCGGACATGGACAAAGTCCGCAGCGATGATACACAAGCTTCAACTTTAAATGTTTTCATAATTACACTCCGTAATAATAAATTTTTACTTCACCAATTGGTAAGGTTTATTCCAACGACCGACATTGATATGAAAATAATATGCGGTATTGAAATAATCAGTCTGAGCATCCGACTCATCATAATAATCAGCAGCCATCAGGGCTTGCTTAATTTCCTTCAGCGCCTTGAGTGCCTGAGGACGGTCTTTGTAGTGGTCATCTAACCAATACGGGTTCACTTGAATATCACTACCACCAAAATCAATCGCGCCAGCCTTGATATTCAAGGAAATACTAGAATGATTGTGGACGCTCAAGGTGCCTTTGAGTTTATATTTCTTAAGCACCGGCTTCATCGCCGCGGCAATTTTTGCTTTCTTTTCTTGGTTCATGTAAGCCATGATAAATCTCCTATTAAGAGCAAACGCGAGAAATGTATTGATGCTCGACAATCACGCTATCGCGGATTGCACCGAAAACAGTAATGGGTTGGTCCAACGTGATATGATGGCTAACGCGACCACCATACATGACACGCGACAAATGTACCTTACCGCGGATGGGAAACTCTCCCATATAGAGGCCTTCAACAACCAAATTCTCAAGATTCCAACTCATTTTGCAGTTCCTTATCAATTCAACAGAGACCATTATACACGATCCGGCAGGAAAGTCAAGCCCCAGCGTAAGCTCTTGATTCTAAAGGGTTTTTACATAGACCAGTAAGACTCTGACCGAGCAGAGCAAAAATACGGGGTATCGTAGCGTTCCTGGAATTGTTTTCCGGTCATCGCATTTCGGGTGGTTACATAGGTAGCGAACACTTCAACGATAAAACCGTTTTCACGGATAGCATCAGCAAGGGTTTTGATACCAGCATCAGTAGCAGTAAATTCTTGCACTTCAACTAGACGGCGACCTTTTTTGGTACGCTTGTCTGCTTTGTAAATTTCAAGGGTGTATTCTTTCATCTGGCTCATTTCTATCTCCTTATCGACTCAACAGACACTATTATACACGATCCTGCCCAAATGTCAAGCCCCACCGTAAGCTCTTGATTCTAAAGGGTTTTATCTTCTCTTAGGTGCAGGGTTGTTCTGCTGGACAAAAGGGCTGGATTCATCGAACAACACCCAATAGGTACCCCAGCAGATACCGATAACAATGATGATAGCAAAAAAGATAGCTGCTGCTACTTCTATGGCTTGTAGGCGTGCTTCCTGTTTTCTTTTCTTCGCAGCAATCGCCAACTTTTTTTGCTTCTCAGCATTCTGGCGGTTACCGATAATTTTCTCACGTTCTTCACAAAGCTTATGGTACAAATCAATACGACCGGTCAGACTGAACAAATCACGGAGTTCCTGCTCTGCCTGTTTCATCTCCTCCGCCTTCATAACAATATCGAAGGCTAGTGCAGTAGCATTTTCATCCGTATTTTCTGGATCATCTGCTTTGGCTTGCGCCTCTATCTTTGCTTTTTCGACCTGACCTTGGGTCTTAAAGAAACCAGCAAGTTCGCTACCGAGTGATGCTATGTCATGTCCAAGATTTACTACTTCACGCACATTATGAACAATGGCTTTCGCACCCGCTACAGCAAGCCCTATGCTGATTGGATCAATCATTTATTGCTCCTTTATTATTGCCCTATTTATGCGAAAGAGCGTTTACTGCAAACCTTGCACGATTCTTGCGTGGTTAGGAGATGTCAGAAAACTGTTAGTTTGACTTGGGCAATATAAATAGAAGTAGTGATTCTCGTTATGTTTCTATCGGTTTTGATTATAAACCACAGGAGAAACAAAGAACCATGAAAAAAATATTGGTCGCAATCGTTATGGTTACGGCTTCGTCATTTGCTCTGGCAGATACAATCGTTACAGATTCTACATCCAGAAGCACATCAGATTCAACAAGTGTAACAACCGTAAAGTCGCCACCACCAACAGCCGTGGCACCATCCATCACATCTATTAATAACGACCTATGCACGGTCGGTGTCTCTGGCGCAACACAAACGCAAATATTTGGTTTGTCG